CAACAACTTATGATAATGAAGCTATTGTTGTTGATAGTCTGGGTCTTACATGGCAGAGTTTATTTTCTCAAAATACAGACAATACCCCCGCTGAGGGCTCTGATTGGTGGAATAGAGTATATAGATATAAAAACTACGATGCTATAACTCTATACGCCAAAGGCGACTATGTGAGATATGGAACATCAGGTAGGGAGACTATTTTTAAATGCTTAATAGGTAATACTGGGCAAGCACCTGGAAACAGATCTCGATATTGGACTCGGGCGGATATATGTGGAAAGTCTTTAACCTCGTGCAAGTCACGATTCCAAGCAGTGCCCGCAGACCTTGATATTGTCGATTATGGCCCAGCCGGAACACGAAATACATCGCACACGCTACCTTTCGGAGCATTCCCAGGGAGCGCAAAGTACCGGTGATTGAGTTTTTAGAAGAGATTGAAGAGCATTTTAGCAAGTGGTACCCAAAAGAAGGTTGTGGAGTCCTCGGAGTTGTAAAAGGTAAGCTAAAGTGGTTTCCTTGTGATAACGTAGCTCCGGAAGAGGAAGATTTCATTATTGACTCAAAACAGTATATCGCAATCTCTCAGAGGTGTGATATTGTAGGGGTAGTTCATAGCCATCCAGATGCAAGCCCTGAACCAAGTAAGTTAGACATAAACTACTGTAATACCCTCGGAATCCCTTATTATATCTTTAGCTATCCAGAGATGGAATTATTCAAATTAGAGCCTGTTCGAGAAACAAAAGCACTTTATGGTAGAGAGTACGAGTTCGGAGTAAATGACTGTCTTGAAGCAGGAATTGATTATTACGCTTCAAAAGGAATAGAGCTGCCAAAACGTGCATTGTTTGAAGATGATTGGTGGGACAAAGGATTAGACTACTTTACAGAAGAGTATATAAAGACTTGGAATTTTCATAAAGTAGAAGGAAACATGCAAGCCGGAGACTTATTAATTTTTAAAGTAATGGCAAATGTAGGAAACCATTGCGGAGTATATTTAGGGGATGATTTGTTTTATCATCACGCCGTAAACAGAATATCTTGTAGAGAGAATCTTTTTCCTTTATGGGGAAAACATATAATTGGAGTATATCGTTATGCAGCGTAAAGTTTATTTAGTTGGAGAGCTTGCCGAGAAGTTTGGTAGCAGTTTTACTGTACATGCTGCCAACTACAGCGAGATCTTTAAATGTTTGGATGTAAATCATCTTACTTTTAAAAGGTACCTATTGGATGCAGAAGAAAGAGGGGTAGGATTCACTTTAGAAACTGCCGGTAAGTTTGAAGAAGACGAGAAAGATCTTTTACTCCCTCTTCGACAAGGTGATATCACTTTCGCAGCGTTGCCAGCAGGTTCAAAGAGTGGCGGGGCTAAGATATTTGCAGCACTTGTTCTCTTTTTTGTATTGGGGCCTATGGCCGCGCAGGCTGCTACTGCTTCAGGATTTGCATCGGGAGTAACCCTTTCAGCAGGTACTGTAGGCGCTTCTACAGCAGGCACCTTCATGGGGCTAACTGCGGCACAAATAACCACAGGAGTACAAATGCTGTCATTAAATTTAGCTCTAACAGGTATTCAACAGTTGATGGCTCCAGACCCCGCTGTCGATGATAACCCCACTAATTATTTATTCAATGGCGCGGAGCAGACCTTAGCAGAGGGGGACCCTGTTCCTCTGCTGTACGGAGAGCTTCGAGTACCTGGACGACCAGTATCTTCATTCATTACAGTAACAGGCTGATAGGAGCATAGTACATGATATATATAAACCAAAAAGAGATAGGACCCACCTTTGACTTCACAGGAGGTAGAGGAACCTCTGTGTCAGATAGATCCTCATCCGGATATAGTCAGAATATTCAAGTAACTGATATAATATCAGAAGGCCCGATAGCCGGACTAGTAGATGGGAATTCTTCCATCTTCTTAAACGACGATAGAGCACAAGACATAAAGGTAGCCCCCCAAAACCTTTCAAACTCTCCCGCGCGTATTAATATAACGCCGGGCGATACCAGTGTTACTATTACTGGAGCCACTCTCTCTTATCCTACTGAATATAGCGGGAATGTTTTGAATGGGTATACTAAATATTTTATGGTGAAAGCGGGTTGGGGTACTACTACTGTACAGGCTTCAGAGATCGCTCTTGCAGGAACAAACACGAGAACCTGCACACTGACTGCGAGCACAGACTTCTTCGACAGTGGTATGATTTCTTCGATACAGGATGGTCTCACCTATGCTTGGAATGCACCAGCCCGGCTCATCAGTCCTTCTGGTACAGAATTTAAAGGAACAATCACCAGCGTAGCTGAAGATGGGCTTAGTGCAACTTTTCAGCCTGGAGAAGAAATAGTCCCAGTAGATAATTTAATTCCACAGGGCACATATGACCTTACTATAGATAGAATAGCACATATTGCCAGTCTCGATAGTGATACCACAGCCACTTTAACTGAGGCTTGGCCAGGCTCAGGCCCTGTTCAAGCTTATGCTTTTGATGTTGGCGGGTTTGTATTTAGTTCTCACACTGTTATGCCTGTTGAAAACGCTAACGCCTTTTTAGATGCAAATGTTAGTTATAATGCTTTTCGTGGCCAGTTTCGAGAGGGGACACTTACTCAAACACCTTTTATTGGAATAGGCGGAGTGGGCTCAACTGCAATACCCGGAACCCCTCCTAGCACCCCACTTGAGCAAACTATCAACTTTGGTGGCGATGCGCTGCCTATTGAAATAATCGGAAATGGCGTAGGGTTTGGGTTATCATTAGAGCAGGCACAGCAGGCAGATGAAATTAGGGTAAGCATTGGATATGATGGAGGCTTATACTCTACAAGACAAGATAATGGAGCCGTAAGATCTACAAATGCCTTTTACAAAATATCAGTAGCCGTAATAAAGCCAGGTAATGATGACTATTCGGATGCTGTTGTAATAGCTGAAAATAGAAAGCATTTTGGTGATAGTAGAGACGCAAAGATTTTTGAAGAGATTATATCTCTCGAACAGTTTAAACCTTATATTAATTTTAAAGTAATAATTGACAGAAAGACAGAGCATGACGGAGACAGCTATATGTCTGACGGCACAAGGGAGGGTAAAAACAATAATGCAGCTTCTAAAATTACAACTTTATTAACTATTATTAAGGAACAGTTAAACTACCCCTACACCGCAATGGCTCAGGTATCCTTTAATTCCGAGCAATTTAATTCTATGCCCACACGCACCTACCATACTCGTGGATTACTTGTACAGGTTCCCTCCAATTATGTCACGAGGGAGGAGGCTGGTGGCGTAGCAAACTATAACAGGAACACTACCACATACAATATTGAAACAAGCTATCAAAACTGGGACGGAGCTTTTAGACCTATTAAGGTGTATACTAATAATCCCGCTTGGATATTTTATGATATTCTTTCTAATAATCGTTACGGGCTAGGAGCCTTTCTAAAAGCGCAACAAATAGATAAGTTTGCTTTATATAGAATTGCAAGGTACTGTGACGAGCTTGTTCCAGATGGCAAAGGAGGGCTGGAGCCTAGATTTACTGCGAACTTGTACCTAACAAAAGCGTCGGACTCTTATAAAATTATTAAAGATATATCCACAATCTTTAGAAGTATGATTTATTGGATGGATGGACAAATCTTTCCAGTGGTGGATCAAGAGAAAGAGCCTATTTATAACTTTTCAAAGTCAAATGTATTAGACGGTACTTTCTCCTATGAAAGCACTGGCAGTAAGACTCGAGTAAATCAGGTTATTGTTAGCTGGAATAATCCGGATGCTAACTATAATCTTGAGCCCCTAATTGTCGAAGATAAGCTAAATATTATAGATACAGGTAGAATTATATCGCAAAGCTCTATTGCGTTCGGATGTACTTCCGAAGGCCAGGCGTTGCGGTATGGTCGTTGGAAGCTTTGGACGGCTATTAATCAGACTGAGATAGCTTCTTTTGCTACATCTATTAATGCTGCCTTTATTGCTCCAGGCGATATTATTAATATTCAAGATGCAGATAGAAATGCGGTAAGATTTAGTGGCCGAATAAGCTCCTCCACAACACCAAGCACAACGAGCTTTACTATTGATTCCCCCGTTAATTTAATAAGTGGTAGAGCTTATGACGTAAGTGTGTTAATTGTTGAGCCAGCCGCCTTTATAGCCTCCGAAGGCCCTTATACAATAACTATAGACGGCACTCCCACCGTTTATAATAAGGGAGATATAATACAAGAAATAGACATTGCAGGGATTCCAACAACCATAACAGAAGAGTTGGCAAGTAATTTGGTTGATGATAGCGGTACCCCTATCGAAGTAACGTGGTCCGACTATACTCGTGTTGAAACAGCGCCAGTGAATAATACTATTCCTTCAAACAATGTCACTTCTATAAATGTCGCACCTGTAAACGAATTCCTTACAGCACCAGCTCCCGGAGCCATATGGATTATACAAGAAAAAGACGCCGCTACAGGCTTAGTATATCCTGGCGCCCCTAAGCAATATAAAGTTCTCTCTATTGCTCAGTCTTCTGATACGAAATATGACATTACAGCCGTAGAGCACTATAACGAAAAATTTGATGCAATTGATAATAATTTTACAGCTTATGTAGAAGATACGGTCTTACCCTCTGTGCGGCCTACAGATATTGTCCCTCCTCCAAGCGACGTCCATGTAAGATTTAATTCTGATAATGAGACCC